GCCGCGCGCGCCGATTGGTCGGCTCCGAAGACGAGCCGACGGATCGCGCCGCGATTGAAATGGAAGGTCAGCAGCGCCGACGCCTGATAGCGGGTGAGGCCGTAGTTCAGACGATATTCGGACGGCAGATAGGCCAGTTGCTTGTCGGTCGCCGGCTGCTTCAACCAGCTGCGCGTCTTGTGCGCGCTCTCGTCGGTTTCGTTATCGTTCAGCCAGTCATCGGCCGCCGCGAGGCAGACCATCTGTTCGCCAACCGAGAGCAAGCGCGCCGGCATGTTTTGCGCGCCGCCGACGGCATACCAGCGGCCATTGAGGCAGAAGACGCCCGCCCAGGCCTTGAAGCCATTGGCGATGAGCGCCGCCCCATCGCCATGGAGATCGGCCCACTGGAAGCTGGACCGCGCCAGGAGGTCGATCTCTGTCATCACGAAGGAGCCGAGCGGATCGCGCTCGGAGTCGCCCGCTTCGCTCTCCCAGACATGGCCGCAGAGCGGGCATTCCGTCACGGCGGCCGGGACGGTCGCCTCGCATTCCGGACAGGTCTTCGTGGGCGCCTCTCCAACCCCCTCGCGCCCATCGAGCTGGACGTCCTGCTCAAGCGAGCCGTGGATCAGGCTGGACGTGCCGAAATCGAGGACGATGCAATCGTTCTTGACGACGCCCGGGTATTCTTCTGGGTCGACCGTGCGCAGGCCGCGTCCGACCATTTGAATCATGGTGGACTTGAAGGACGACGGGCGGAGCAGCACCACGCAGGACGTCGGCGGGTGATCCCACCCTTCGGTCAGCACCGCGACATTGACGATGACCTGCGTGCGGCCCGCGGCATAGGCGGCGAGCGTCGCGCGGCGCGGGTCGTCGCCCATCTCGCCGTGCACGAGCGCGGCCCTGACGCCCGCGGCGCAGAAAGCGTCCGTGACGTTGCGGGCGTGCTCGACCGTCGAGCAGAAGACGACCGACTGGCGGTCGCGGGCCTTTTCTTTCCAATGCGCGATCACTGCGGCCGTGACCGGCTCTTTGTCCATGATTTCCGCGACCTGACCCATGTCGAAATCGGCGGCGACGCGGCGCACTTTTTTCAGCGCCTCCTGCACGCCGACATCGATGACGAAAGTGCGGGGCTTGACGAGATGGCCAGACGCAATGAGCTCGGCGATGCGGATCTGGTCCGCGACGTTCGAGAAGACCTGACGCAGTCCCTTCTTGTCGCCGCGATTCGGCGTGGCCGTGACGCCGAAAATGCGGGCCATGGGGTTGCGCTGAAGCGTGCGGTCGATGATCCGGCGGTAGCTGTCGGCGACGGCGTGATGCGCTTCGTCGATCACGAGGAGATCCAGGGCCGGCATGGCGTCGAGGTTGGCGGCGCGCGCAAGCGTCGGCACCATGGCGAAGGTGACCTGACCCGCCCATGATTTTTCCGCAGCGTCGACAATTGAGGTCGTGACGCCAGGATTGACGCGCTGAAACTTTGCGCTGTTCTGGTCGGTGAGCTCGTCGCGATGGGCCAGCACGCAGGCCTTCGCGGCGCTGTCCTTGATCATCTCGCCGGCGACCGCCGACAGCATGATGGTCTTGCCGGCGCCGGTCGGCGCCACGCCCAGAGTATTGCCGTGCTCGCCGAGCGCAGCGATGCTGCGCTCGACAAAGGTTTTCTGGCGGGAACGGAGCATCATGGCGTCGCCTCCTATTGCGCCCAGGTGGGACGGACGCCGGCGGACGACGCAGCAGGAGCCGCAGACGCAGCCGAGACGTGCTGAGCCGGCGCGGCATAGACCGGCGCCGGCGCGTAGCCAGGCGCAGCCGCCGGCGCGCCACCCATCAGCGCCGCGTAATCCTTGTGGTCGCGCGTGACCGCGCCGCGGACTTCGTTCTTCGGTTCGCCGTTGGTGTCGGTCCCGACATCGATGCGCGCCACAAACTCGATGCCGTCGAGGTCGGCGAAGCCAGCAATCCGACGCGCATTCTGCGCTTCGGGCGACACGTCCTTGTCGGAAAGGCCGCGCGCCGAATTGAGAATGCCGCGGACGAGCGCGCGCCCCATGTTCGCCCAGTCGGGCCCCTTGGGGCTGTAGAGCCCGATCATCGAGAACACCTTGCGGCGCGCGTAAGGCCCCTCCAGCACAGTGAACTCGGCGTTGAGATAGACGGCCCCGGTCGTGCCGCGCGTGGCGTAGCCGCCGGTCCAGCCCTGCGCATGATCGTCGAAGCCACCCGGGCGGATCGTCATGCGGACCCTGGCCAGCGTGCCCTTCGGGATCAGGTTGGGGTTCGACTTGGCGTCGTTGAAGTCCGTCCACGAAGACATTGGAATCTCCTTGTTGTCAGCGATTGGTGGTGGAAGAGGCGTCCGCAGCCGGCGCAGGGCGACTGAACACGAGACGTTCGAGAGGGGAGCGGCCGGGCTGGCCGATCTTCGCGATGAGGCGTCCGAGATGCGCTTCCTCGACGAGATCCAGACGACCGGAACGGTCCTTCGCGGGGTAGCCCCACGGGTTCAGCGTCTGGCACACGAACACGCGATGGAGGTTCTTCTCCGCGTCGGCCATCTCCGTCATCGTGATCACTTCATCGACGATGCCGGGGAGCTCGAGGCCGGTCTTGGCGCCGTCGATCTGCGGCACGAAGATCTTGCGATTGAAGTCATCGAGCTTCTCGTCGAGAATGCCGACGAAGACGACGTCCTTCGCACGCGTGTGCTGAAGATGCGTGATCCAGCCGATCATCTCGCGACCATGCAGGCCATAAGCGCCGCGCACGTCGGGCTTGCCGGTCTTCTCCGAAAAGGCCTCCGGCTGATCCTTGGCCCACTGGAAGCACAAGCGGCCGGCGACCGTGATCGAGTCGACGAAGACCGAATGGTATTTGTCGAGAGCCCGCGGATCGCCGAACTTGGCGACCGCCTCGTCGTAGTGACGCTGGCTGTAGGGGCGGCCGTCGCGGATCGCCGGGTTGGGCCCGCCGATGAACACCGCGAAGTCGCGACACTCCTCCCAGGTGCGCGGGCGGATGGCGTCGCCGGGCCAGCCCTCGATCGCGAGATCGCCCGCTTCGAGGTCGAAGAACAGCGTCGTCTCGGGGTTGAGCGTCCACAGCAAGCTCGTCTTGCCGACGCCGCTCTTGCCGAAGATCGCCGCCTTGATCCCGCGAGGCTCAGCGAGACGCTGATCGGCGAGAATGATCGGGAGCGCCATCACACGCCCTCCTTGCCGACGATCAGCTCGAAGGTTTCCTTGCCCGCGCGCACCGTCCGCGCCGGCTCGAAGAGCGAGCGGATGTGAGTGGGCCACGACGCGTATTTGCGCTCCGAGATCTTGAGGCTGATCTCGACATACTCGGCCGGATCATCGCCTTCGGCCTTGATGCGCTCGACGAGCTCGGACAGCGGGCGCTGTTCCCAGTCCACGCGCTTGGGCAGATCCGCGACGATCTGCACGGCGCCGTCGAAGAAGCGAGCGACGCCGAATTCCTTCCCGGCCTCACCGCGCGCCGCCTTGGCGCGGTCGGCGTATTTCATGGTGAGGGCGCCGTCGAGCCAGGCGACGGTGAGCTTCGCCTTGCGCAGCGCCTCTTCGGCCTCATGCTGGAGGCGAGCCAGCTCCTCCGCCGGGAGGGCGACGATCTCGCCGACCGGCAGACGCGGGAGCGTTTCGAGAGTGATGTGGTTGGGGATCTTCACGCGCGCACCCCGCTGTAGGAGCCGCGACGGACGCCGGGGGTCGCCTGACGGATCTGCTCCGTCTCATACGCCTCGATGTCTTCGAGGCGGTACGCGACGCGCCCGCCGATCTTGATGAATTTCGGGCCCTCGCCCGTAAACCGCCAACGCTCCAAAGTGCGGGGCGATATCGTCCAGCGAGCAGCGAGCTCGGTCTGGTTCAAATGCCGCGTGGTCATTCGGTTCTCCGTCGGTTCGTTCGAAACCGTGGGGAGGACCTTGCCTGAGGGGCTGGAAGGAGACGGGAAGGAGGAAGGAAGGAGAAACGGAAGGAGCGCTACAAAAACGAAAAAGCCGCCCGGGGCGGGGCGGCTTCGTCTTCAGGCCGAGCCGAAGATCAGGGTTCTATCCAGCACTGCCCTCCTTCTTCCTTGATAAACTTTTTCCAGTGCTTGTTCTTGCTGAAAGCTCTTGCGAGATTTGTGGTCTTCGGGCCGGCTCCCACCTCTTCGAGCACTTTGGCGGTAAGACAGATCGGATCGTTGCGATTATAGGCGTCCACTAAAATCTTCAGAATTGCGCGGTGCTGGACGCCGGGGAAGCTATATGCTTCTTCGCCAATATAGATTTGACCGTAGTCGACTGAGTGCTTGAGCCGCCTCTGCACCGATGGAGGCGCAACATGGAGCGCCTTGGATAAGATAGCCGGATTAATGACGATGTTGCTTTGTGTCGCCAGCACATCTTTGAATTCGAGGATGACCTGTCCGGGGATGTCAATATTGATATCCCTGCCGGTAGATGTCAGGACGATCCTGATATCCGCCGGCAGACGCTTTTTCATCATTTGTTCGATTTCCGGGCGACGAGCGGAATCGAACATTCTGCGGCAAAACCAGATCGAAACGGGGTTGCGGCGGCCTTCTAACCTGAACAGTCCGAGATCCCACAGCCGATCCTTCACAAGCAGCGCATCTGACGCCGTAGAGACACGCTCACAGCTGACTAACGCTTTTGCGAAGAACGTTTCCATTTTCACGCTGTAGAGATTGATCTCTTCCTCGGCGACAGGAGTCCATTTTCCTTTATCGTTTAAATAGCCGTGGGATCCATGCTCGGACGACCAGACAACAGTTGTTGGCTCATCTTCATAATCGTCCATAGACGCGACAAGGTCTACAGAGCCGACCCGCGTCAGTAACCCGGCCTTGAGCAGCGCGTCGCTCGCTGTCGTATAGTTCGAGCGAAGCACAGATCCGGAGACTCTTCCGGATCTGGTTTCGAGTATTTTCAGCAATAGATCGATTGCACCAATATTATTGAGAGCCATCGGGCAGTGATCCATCTTTGCGAATATTCCACACGCGAAGTAGCTTCTCGCCGATAAGCCTCTCGCGGTCGGTCATGCCTTTCAGGGAGCATCCGTGAGGTGTTGTGATCGTCAGGTTCAAGTTCTTGGGACGGCTCGATTTGCCTTCTGGCCGAAAACGAATTGTCAGGCGAGCGCGAGTGATGGTCCAGTCCGCATGTCGCTCTGATCTCCGGCCTATATGATGGTCGGCCATCTCCCATATTTTGTCTATTGATGTGCCCCGATATTCGAGCGTAACACGTTGGTCTACCTCATCAAGTGGCTGAAAGCGCAACTCCCTGACGAAAACCCGTTCGATCGTTTGCCCGGCGGGTGCATTTGGATCGGACGGGAAGTCAAACGGATCCATCAGCACACTGAGATCGTATTGACGTGTAGGTAGCTTCTCGCTTTTGAAGTCGATGCCGAGAAGATGGCGGCTCATATAGCCAGCCAGGGATTCACGAACCTCCTTGTCGTTAGCCACAACCTCGATCACGCCTTCAGCTGGTTCGTAAGTGAGGGATGCTTCATAGACTGGCTTGATTACCTGCCGATTCAATGCGCCGGTGACGTCAAAACCCATCATGTCGTCAGCGCGCCCTTCGCGATATACTGCGACTTGCGCCAATTGATGAATCTTTCCATCAAAAGCGACGCGGTGCCGATCAAAAATATCGACATGCACGCGAGATGTGTTGAACTTATTTCTTATTTCGTCAGTGAATGCGTCCTTGGACGCCTGATCTTTCAATACGTTCTTTTTCGGTTCTGTGACGAACCCGCTCCACATGCGGCCTAGACGCTTTTCGTCATTGAATCGAACCTCTTCAGCCTGACGGAAGTTGTCGGGCTCTTGCATCAGCGCCCAAAGCGCTCTGTTGTGACTGCCAGCTATAGCTTCAAATTGTTTGCGGTCGGATATCACGTCCAATAATGCATTTTGTCCAGGTTCATCGGCGAGCGCGATGATCCGGTCCACCTCGGGAAACAGATCGTCACGATCTTTCTCGGATAGAGTATCGAGGGCTTCAACCAGCGCAGATGCGATCTCGCTTTCTTTCGCCATCCAGTCGATGGAGGACGGCAAGGCGAACGGCTTCGTCTGAAAATAGGCTTTGAGGCTCGAGGCGGGGGTCTTTCTCAGGAATGTGGTGATTGACGCCATCTGAAATCCTTTTCGGAGTGGCGGGC